GTCTCAATTAGCAAAACTGAATGCCAATCCTCAACGATGGGGTATAACGAAAATCGTTATACCTACTCTTGGCGACTTACAGGAAATGGTTTGTCTACCACTAAGAAAACTTCTTGCTTGGCTCACCACCATCAGTCCTAACAAAGTAAAACCTGAACTTCGTGACACTGTCATCATGTACCAAAACGAATGTGATGATGTCTTATGGAATTACTGGACAAAAGGCCAAGTAATCAATCATAGAAAAGCTATCTCACCTGAACAACAGCATGCTTTACATGCAATCGTCGATCGTCGTGCAGGAAAAGATCGAAGTTTAAGAGCCTCTATGTGGATACGTCATAATCGCCACTTTGGAATTGCTAAATATAGCCAATTGCTTTCAATCCATTTTGATGATGCGAAGCAGTATCTTGAGACAATACCACTTCATGAGCTAGGCCCAACCGAAACAGATACACTTAAACGTTTAGAAAAATTTGTAGATAATCTCGCTGCACGGTATCCAGCATTAGAAAATCCGCTAGCTTATGAAATAGCACAGCATGTAGGTGAGAAGCTAAAGTATCAATCTCCCAAAGGTCCGAAAAACTTCTGGATTTCGATTCAGGAAAACGGCGCTCTTTCAGTACAGCAATATTCTCTACACCACACGCCCATTAATGTCGTGCAACTACGCGAAAAGTTTAATGGGCTATGGGAGTTTCTTCATAAGGATGAAGTACTTGAGCTTGGCAAAGTATTAAAACGCTTTCCTTTTGAACCTGTGAACTGAAAGGGCATATCATTAAATTAAGACGTTCCTACTGGAACTCCCCTTATATTAAAGCCAGCTATACAGCTGGCTTTCTTTTTAGAACTTATCCAATATTTGGTGGTACTCGCAGAACCTGTAATGAAGGTACACCCCGATCTAGCGCATCTTGGACACAACGATAATCAGGATTATTTGGTTCATAACCAAGTTCACCACGGATATTACCCTTATGTATTGTCATCGGTGCATCAAAACGCCCACGCATAAAACGACCAATAATAATTGTGTCAGTTAATGATTGATTGGTCTTTATTTCTGTTTTATCAGTTTTTTTCTGATATTGAATACCAGGCGCTTCACCTATGATTTGAGTTGTATTCATGAGTATTTCCTTAATTAAATGGATTATAGGTAAAGCCAAAAATGACCTTACCTATGAGTAATTAGTAAATACCTAAGCGTTTACCTTTTTTGAATGAACGTAAACGCTTGTTGATTGCATTTGCAGTAAAAGCATGAAGTCGAGCTTTTTTCATACCAGCTTTTTGTGCTGCAGTTAAACGGACCTTTTGACCAGGTAATCGTTTATTCACAACGGTTTTGACACCTTGACGAATAGCCAGCACACCACGGTAGTGAATTTTTCGCCCATTTACTTTCCGTTGGCTAAATGCTCCATTTCGAGCTTTAATTTTTTTAGCCATTGAATCGAAACCTTCTTCAGTTTCATCCGCTTCACCGAAAATAAACTCTCGAACGAGTTCTTCAAGTTCTGGGCCATCGTCTGGCATATTAGCAAGAACTGTATTGGCTGCTGCTTCTAACGCCACATCAGCAACTTCTGTATCATCACTAAAGATCTCTTCAATATCAGAAGCGTCAACGCCGAATGTTAGGAAAGCATCGGACAGAGATGCCATTAAAGCGCTTTCAAAGATGCCTTCTTCATCATCTGCACCATCTAATGCATCGACAATTAATGCGTCTAAATGATCAACGCCCAGTTCACCTTCTTCAAGCTTACCTTCACTGATTGTATCTACCGTATCGGATAGAATGTTCAGAGCAATTTGTCGTACTTGTTCAATCACAGATTGCTGTTCTCGATCAGTACTTGAAACCTTACTTACAACGGTAGAAATATTCTCCGCTGCTGAATCAAAAGCACGTAAAGTTAATGGTTTTTCAGTAGTGGGTCCAAATGGATTCATCTTGATAGATCCTTAATAAAATTATTTAACTAAAACGTCGTCATCAAAAATTGCGGCACGAGTTGTACCAACAACTCCATGGGCTAAATAGAGTCGTACACGCTCATATGGATAGTCTTTGTCAGGTATTAAACTGAACTCAAAAGGTTTACCCCCTAGGTCTTCAGCCGGTTGCAACCAACCGGTTGTTTCACTAGAAGCACCTTCTAAAAACTCTTGGATGTCATCACCAGCTTTTTTGATATAGTCCGGTGTAGCTTGGAACATATAAGTCCGCAGGATCTCGATACATTTATTCGTAACCCGAGCCGAAATCTCCGCGGCGGGAACTAAACGCAAAGCACTATTTTTGCTTTGGTATTGCGTAAGCACATCACTTAATACAAATAATGTAGTTTCAAACTTAACTGGGCGAACTACATTTACTTTAGCCTTAGCCAACATTTCTTGAGTCTGTTCATCTTCAAGATCAGTATTCGGCATCTGGCTTAAGTTTTTTGCTGTAAAGGGATAATCTTTCCAAGCTACTGCATTTTTTAACGGCGCAAAGCCTTGTTTATTTAACTTTGCATTACGTAATAATTTATCGCCGATGTAATGGCCCAAATAATAAGCTGGTACCTTTCGACCTCTTAGCGTGACAGCATCAGATGGGCGGCAAAGGTTCGGGCTCCAAATGAATTGAACAAACTGAGATTGAGCATCTACGCTTGTCGCAAATTGAGCTGCTTGCTCAGCTGTAAAAGTTGGGTTGATTTCAGCATCCAAAGGAATACGTAATTTTGTAGCTGCACGTTGAGCCGCAACATAAATTGGTAAATCATGAGGATTTGGTAAAGTCAGATATGCTGGTGTGCTTAATTGGCTTGTCAGAATTTTATATAGTTCATCTGGTTTAAATGACGGTAACGATTCGTCTTCCAATGCCAACGTTTTTGATGCACGACCTAAGCTATTTGATTCGTTATAAGCATTAGATTTGAGAATTGCTTGTAACGCATCAATACCTAACGATAAATCAAATCGCTCGAAATATTCTTTCGCATCAGCTACAGCGACAATAGAAGCAGAATTTTCAATGTCTCCATCTACTAATCCCTGAACAGTAACAATTTGATCACCTGTTACCGCATCACGTATTTCCAAACGCATAGAAATATCTGCAGGACCGCGTGGGCTAGTTACTTTCGCAAAAAAGGCCACATTGATTTCTGTATTTGCAAGATAACTGTGAGTATCAAATTCCAGTTTTAGTGATGGGCTGGCCCCTGCAACAAGGGATAGCTCACCTGTACTTGATAGAGCAAGTATATTCATTACATTACACGCCCAAGGCTATTTGTTTTAAGTATTTTGAGCCGTTGGCATTTTTGATTTTCTGGCTAGTTCCAATGTAAAAAAAACCACTCGAAAGTGGTTTTTCATTTCCTAAATTTTATAATCCGCTAGCAGGTTCTGTAGGCTCTTCTGCCTCAGTAGGTACAATTTGAAGTACATTACCTTTCAAGCCATTAATTTGATCTAGGTTATCTAGCAATTGTTTATGAGCTTCGTCACCGATCAAAGTGAATGTGACCTTTTGACCAGCTTGTACCAAAACTTGTGTAAATGGTTCGGTAATGTCACTTAAACCGTTATTTTGAAGTGTAATACTTCGTTCAGTAGGATGATCACCTACAGCATCCATAATTGGGTTCGTGCCATCAATAATGAAAATAGTCATCTTGTTACTCAACAGTTAGATTCTTACCAAGCCCCTTCAACTGACGTAAGTTTTCCAGTACTTGATGTTTAAATGTTTGGTTATGACACGTAATACTTGCTGTTTTACCTGCCTCAATAGCAACACGTGATAACGGTTCTAAAACTGTTGAAAATCCGTTATTAGTAATTTTAATAACTAGCGGATCCACGCTACTCCCACCTGATACTGTTAACAAATCCGTAATGGGAGTATTAACTTTAGAAGTATCAGTTTCTTTAAGGACATGATCCGATTCATTCCCCACATCATCACCAGACTTACCACCATTAGAATCTAGATCATTTGAAGGTTTGACAGAATCATTCGATGTTTCAGTTGGATTTCCATTTTCTTGAGTATTGGACTCTTCATTATCTGAATCGCCATTTTTCAAATCAGTAGGTTTATTACCTTCATCTTGAGATGCGCCGTCTTCAGGACCTTGGCTATTTAACAAATCACCTTGGTCTGAAGCTTTTTCATCACCAGCTTGGGTATTCTGTGTTTCTGTAGTTTTATTGGTTTTATTACGTGTGTTTTTTGGTTTAGTAGTCGCTTGTTCGTCAGTTGAAGCTAAAGTTTCGTCAGTGTTTTGTGTTGCTGCAGCCATGAGATTTTCCTTTCAATAAATAGGGTAAAAAGGCGCATCTAAATGCGCCCTTATCTGTTTTACTTACGAATTTTTGAGGGATGGCATATTGATACAGTGGATGACATAGCTTTGATCAGCATAACGTTCTAACGGGTTCATTTCGGCTGCTTGAGCACCGATTAAAGTAAGTACTGATTCACGCGCATCTGGTCGAGTTTCAATAACTGAAAGAGGCGTTTGAATAAAACCAACGAACGGCGCACGAATTGGCTCATTACCACGACCAACTAAAAGCATATCAAACGCTGTATCTGCTTCAGCTACAAGCTCTTGTGCTGACGGTGCGTGGTAAACGTTAGTACCATCTGCAAGAGTACCAATACGGACAATTTGACCGTAACCAGCAGTGTATCCGGTTTTAACTGGCATCTTGTCGCTTGACAGTTGATTAAAGAATACTGACCCAGTATCGCCAACATATAAGTCAAATGCTACGGTAGAGCCACCAGTACGTTGGTTAATATCCAATTTGGCCGCTGCAATAAATTTATTTACTTCCGCAAACAAGTCACCTGAAGTATTAAATGCAGCTGCTAATTTTCCAGTCACACCACGAGAAGCATCAAAAGTAACTTCACGAGCGGAGTATTCAGCTAAATCTTTTGCTTCACCTAATAAACGTACAGTTTGTTCTAAGAAGATTTTACCTTGCACAATTGCTAAAGCCTGACCCAGAAAACCAAGCTTAAGTTCGTTAGTTAGCTGAGATTGTAATAGTGTTGAAGCTGTTACCCGTGCCATGATAGGTGACGCAATCAATGTTTCATATTCAGGTTCGAAATCAACACCTACTGGGGTTAATAGATAGTTATCATTACCATCACGCGCATCAAAATCCGCCACAAGATGAACTTCAATTTTCGCACCAGCTGGTAATGCTTCATTTAATGTCACGCTAATTTTGCTAGCTGAAATATCAATTTCGCTACCAACAACACGATATTCAACGCCGTTTACTACTACGTCTTTCTCAGCAATAGCAGAAATCTTGCCTGAAAATTTTGATTTACTGCGATTTCGAGTATGCGCAACTTCTTTACCATTGATCTTGATAGATACATTACCCGCAATAAATGGCAATAAACTCGCTTTGGCGTCAGGTGTTTTAGCCTTGAAGTCTTCATAACCAGTTCGTGCAGTCACAGTATAAGTTGTACCTGCGCCACCATTAGACAATGCAAAACGGAATCGTCCTTCAACATAAGGCTTAGAAGCATTTGCACCATCTAAGTATTCTGATTTCTTCATTGCACCAAAATCACGGTTGGTGATAAAGCGAATAGATACAATCGGTACTTCATTTGAGCCATTTGAGTTGGGAATCATAGCAACGATAGGTGTTGCATAAGCGATAACGTTGGCGATAGTAGCAACTGTAATTGCTGGAACGATGCTTACAGATTCATGATGCTGGTGATTTACATCATCAAAACCAGATTCATTAATACTATCGTAATAGCTAAGGGTTTCGGCAGGCAAAGCAGCTGCTTGTTTCGCACCACTTAAACCAGCAGTTAATGCAGCTGCAATGATTGAAGGATGCGGTAATTCACCGCCATGACGTGATTGATATTGTGATACCCCAAACATCACAGCTTTATCAACTTCTGGCGCATATTCGATGCCAATTGAATCAAAAATTGCTTTTAATACTTCTGGATACTCTTCTGCCGCTGTTTGAGCACTGTCAAACCCATTTTCAAGCTCTTCAGGACTTTTGAAATAGTAATTTCGGCACTGAACAGTAGCTAGTTGTTGAGCATCATACTTTTTACGAATTTCTTCTGTTAACACAGTCATTTTAAACCAGCCTTTGGCTTTCTATGTAAGATGCAGAAAGTCTGACATGACGTATTTTTACTAAAGCTGGTCGGTTCCAAACATAAAAAAGTCCCCAGAATTGAGGACAAAGAAAATGTAGCTAAAGGACCATCTCAGCCCTTTATTTATATAGCTATCCGCTTACACCACTTGAAACATAAATCTCCACATTATCACCTGCTTTCACTTTATAACGGAGCTTATCCCAGCAATGCTGTCTAAACGGTTCAGTATCAGGCGCAGCAGCTGTTAATGTAAGAATAGACACCCAGTGAGAATCGTTTTGCGGATCTGCATATGGAATATTGCTTCCGAAAAACTCTACTTCTGCCCCGTTCCCGATTACCTGGTAATTGAATATTGCAGAAGTACATTGTTCAGCTATTTCAATGTCGCCTGTCTTTTTACCTTTTTCATTGAAAATTAAATAGCTCATTTAGTTTCTCCATCACCTATAGGTGAAATAAACAAATCATCTCTACGGTTTAAAACATACTTACTGCCAAAATCTGCCATGAGGCTAAAACCAGTAATATTTACAATCTCAAACCACAACATTAGATTTTCATAAATCATTAAACCTAAAAGATCACCTTCTTTAAGAATCAAGTCAGGGATGTTGATTATCCTTTCCAAAACATCATCTAATTCTTCATTGAATGGCTCTACTTGAGCGGTTAGCACCAAGTCAGATGGGTTATTCATTGAGAAGTTCTTTTGAATATAACCACCATTAAATTTATCGAAATGAACATAAGCAGCGCCCTTATATTCATACTTGTAGTTGGGTTCGTCTTGAATCGATAAAGTGTTCGCTTCAAAAGAAAGAGGATCTAAAGGTTTTGAATCTTCAGCCGGATTATTGAAAATGACTTCTTTTCGCCAAATTTGCGCGGGAATACTTGCTAGAGCATTCATCACAACACGTCTAGCTGCTAAACGGCGTCCATTTGCAACTTGATTTACTGATCTATTTAGCATTTCGACTTAAACCCTTCATAAAGACATTTAACATGTCATTGTCGATTGCGCCTGATTTATGTAAGGCTTGAATTCTTTCAATTTGACTCGCTCTAACAGTTTCCACTTCAAAACGTTTGAGGGTTTTTAATTCGCGTTCTAAGAGCTTTTTGGCAACTTTATCAGCTCTACGCATCATTTCTTTTTCTGCTTTTTGGATATTGGCTTTGATCGGCTTAACAGAACCATTCATCAAATCCTTTACTTGCTCGTTTATTGAATTCTGTATTTGCTTATCTGTTTGCTTATACCGTGCACCTACTTGTTTCTTACGGTCTTTCTCTACTTCCTTTTTAAGGTAGGCAATCCCGGATGGTGAACTAATCCACTTAACAACGCGCAATACATGTTTACAAGCCACACCGGATAAATGCGGGTTACGTATTTTCGGAAAGCCGCCCTCATCACGTCCTAAATTATAGCCGCCAATAGTTGCCATATAGCGGTACCAGAACGTATGACGTTCGCAATCACACTGAAATTTGATTTTGCCTTTAGCCAAGCGGTTTTTGACGGTGTTTAATGCCTGTTTATCGATATCAAAAACAACAGATTTAAAGTTAGAAAACTCAATCTCAACGTGATGATTTAAAACTTTACTATTTGGTCCGGCATTAGTAAGCAAGTGAACTAAACCAGCTTTTCTGCTTACTGGAACCGCCAAATAGATTTGCTCATTTGCCCGATCAATATCGTCTTGTCGGCTTAAATTAATGATGTTTTGAGGGGTAATACCCTTACTATACTGATCTTTTAATAGTTGAATGTTTTCCTGAAATGCCAAGATATCATCACGGGTAATACGCCGTGGTACTTCTCCATTTCGCTGACCTAATGTTGTAAAAAGTACTCTTTCGACATCATATTTTTCCCCTTGGGCAATATCTTGTGGTCGCAAGAACATAGGTTTAGGGATCTTTCGTCCCCAATCATCATATTCAATTTCTTTTTCTGCAAATGCCCGCTGTTCTCTATCTGCACGCTGGCGGCTCTGTTGATCTCTACGAACTCCACCATTTTGCAAAGACTGGTTTAATTGCAGCTGGGCACGGCGTAAATCATCTGGCTTGAATGCTGACATTTTAATTATCCTGCAAGTATTCTTTTTGAAGTCTTAAAAGATCAACAAGCCTTGGAAAAGCCACCTTATGAAGAGGTAACTTTTCCCAAACGCCGTTCACACCACACGCCACAAGTACTGCATCAATATGGTTTCTTGAACCATATAATTTCAAACTCAACAGTGATGGATCTTGAGATTCATCGTCTTTGATTTCCCAAACAATCAGATTCTGAATATTATTTTGTTGAAGATTCCGGTGAATTAAGTCTCTAATAGCATTTCGATAATCATTTCTCATACTGTTTTACCTATTTAAGCTTTAACAGTACTTACACGAGCAAAGCCACCAGTACCTGCTTTACCAGTGTTACCATTACTTTCGGTTGCAACACCAGGTTCACCAACAACTAAAGTCATATACTGAGTTTTTTCGGTTGAATTCACATATCGGCAAATGAGTAAACCACCACTTGCACCACCACCACCAAGTGCCCAGCCATCATCACCTACACCATTAGCACCATCACCACCAGCACCCCAGTTTGATACTGGACTTACTGATGCGCCGCCTTTGTGGTTTGTTTGGTTTGCAGCTGTACCAGCGTTACCAAGCTTGCGTGAAATTTCGGTTATGTTTGATGTCACAGTGATTACACCTGCTAAACCACCAGCACCATTTGAGAAAGCACTACCATTCGACCACTGACCACTGGTACCGCCTTTACCGCCGCCAACAACCGCCAAATCAACTTCATTTAAACGTAAGCGTGTATCTGTTCCACTGGTCCCATGTGCCAATGCTCCTAACTCCCAGACACTGCCACCACCAGCACCACCAGCACCAACCAAAATGAATTCTTTTTGTTCTTTCGGTTGAATTGGAATGATATAAACACCTGGGACTGTGTAATCGCCGTTTCCATCGTTTAGTGTTTCTGCAGCTACCTGAACAACGGACCAATTCACAGTACCTGAATACCCTATCCGGTTTTGACCTGAGCGGTCCCAAACTTCATATGAAAAACCCTTTTCAGCACGGGTAAGCTTCCATGCTTCATGTGGGCTTTCTGGTGTTAAATAGATTGCATACTTTGAATCACGTAAATCAGTAACTTTGCCACCTAGTTCAACTGTGGCTGAGCTACCAATATTTACACCTGCTCCAATTAATTTTGGATATTGAGCATCTAAGTTTTTCTTGAAATCGATTAACTGCTGCAACAAATTTTTGGAACTAAGATCTAGATCATCAATCTGTTGTTGTAAATCATCGTCTTTGGCTTTTACGTCTTTTTCAAATGCATATTGAGGGTGCGGATCCTCATGCTGATTATGTTCAGTCATGAGCTTACGAATTAACGCGCCGTATTGTGGATGAGGGTCTTCATCTGCACTATGCTGATTCATCAACATCACAGCAATTGGTGTGTTTGGATCAATCTTGATAGTTACGTTTTTTAAATTAACGTCAGTTAAAACAAATCCAAATGTTACAATGGCTACTACGTTTGCATGTAAAGACATGATTGATTGAGCAGCTGTAGTCGAGGCCACCGCAAGTAAAGTGCCATCTGATAGGTAAATACCCATCTCAAACACTTCCATTGTTAAAGTGGGCTCAATACTCATTACAAAACGCAAAGTACCCGTTTCTGTATCTACACCACCACCGTTAAGAGAAAATCTAGCTAATTCATTTTTAAGAGAAGTTAGGTTTTTCGCTTCTACTGATGCATCAAATTTGCCGGTACCAACAGCAAGATGGGTAAGCTCCCCACCAAAGCTAGCAACATCACCCACTTTATTTAATGCATTCCGACCTGCGTCAGTTAAAAAGAAGTTAATAGCCATAACCCACCCATATGATTTATTGATCTATGGTAGTTATGAAGAATAGGTATTTAAGTGGGCAGTTCCATATAACTAATCATTTTCTTTTTCAGCTGCTTCTCTTAAAGCACTGAATCTTGACTTACGTTCAGCTTGTTCACGGCCTTCCGGTGTATCGTCAGTGACATTTACAGTTTCGTAAGCTTCAGTGTAGTGAACGTTTTCCAAGAATAAGAAAGCAAAAGCATCACCGATATCCGGTGATTTAATTCCCATCCGTTTCATTTCGTCTTTGCTTAAGATTTTATAACGAGCAAAGTCATCAAAACGGTATGGAACGTGGATTAACTGATCTTTAATTTTCACATTGTGTTTCTTCGTTTTTATTTTAAAACGGCCATTTGCGATTGCTCGAGCTAAGCCCACATAAGCTAATGACCGTTTATTTGTAAACTCTTTTCTATTGTCATTACTAAAACATTGTGAGCCCCAATAAACAGGAACGTAGAAAATACCTTGCTTTTTAAGGTATTGGCCTAAACCTTTACCCGCCCCGTTATCATCTACAACCAAGTTAGCATTTGGGTACTGTAAAAGTAGCTCATTAATCTTTGCAAATAGTTCTAAGATATCATCTCTGTTTTTGCATAATGGAATATCTACAACTTCTACACGGCGTGCGCGCTCTCCCCATTGCGCTTCACCCCAAACTTTAGAAACAACAATTACTGAATCGTCACGGCCAACACCACCACCAACATCAACAGTAATGACATAACCGAATTGATGGTCATCAAAAATACTCGCGCCAACATACATTTCTTCGGTTTGACGCTTCGTGATTAAGAACTCATCTGATAAGTCTGGGAATTCACCTAGTACACGAATCTTATACTGAGCATCTTCCCTGCTGCCGTATTTTTGCCGTTGTTCCTGTAAGGATTGTTCACTAACTAGTGGTGACTCTTCCCCGTTAAATGTGAGTGCAATCCAAACACCACCAGCTCGATGACTTAACTTGTGATGAGTCTCATAGAACATACCCGCGTTACGGGTAGGCTGTGAGGTCATTACTGCACGGTTGTCTTCGTGCGTTAAGGCACCAAAAGCTACATCAAGGACAGCATCATCTACACCACTGGCCTCATCGACCCAGACCATGTAGTTATCGCCGTGGTTACCAGCCAAGTTAGTAGGTTGATGTTTTGGTGCTGTCTTCGCAAAGACATACCATTTTTCTTTGTAGCCTTTGATGTATACAAGTTCAGACTGGTACCCAACATAATCAGCAAGCCAAGCCAAAGGCCCTTGCTTCAATCGTGCTAGATTGATACTGATTTCTTTCCAGACTTGTTTCTTTAACTGCCCAATCTGCGGAGCAGTAAACATCATGATTGATTCATCAAAAAACAAGAGATGCCATAAGGCAACAATACCGGCACTGGCCGTTTTACCAGTGTTGTGTAGTACTAAGTTATCTTCACCTAAGAAAAATGGATCTGGATCGAGTACAAAACCGTAATATTTGCCTTCACCAAGCTCGGCAACCGATGTGATTTTTAAAGGCTTATGTTCACCATCTATAAGCCTATAAGATGCAAACTGTTCTCTACTTTCAGGTTTTAGGTTCATATATTGAGAAACAAGCAATTCAATCTTGTCGCCCTTCGACCAACCATTACCATCGTATAAAGAGATTAAGCAAAGGATATGTGATTTATTGAATGTATGAGATTTACCGTTCTCATACTCAAACCGGTACATTTCCTGATAACCGGTTACTGTTTTAATTACATCTAGTTCTGTCTTACCATCTGCAGCGAGAATCTTATGATTTAAATTAATACGCTCAACTGGGATGAAGTCCCCATTGGCTAATTTGATTAAAGTCCCTTTTCCAAAGCAACCGTGACCTGACGCAACTGAAGTACGGCTACCATCAAATGCAATAGATTCAAAAAGTAATTCTTGTTGCCATGTGGGTTCGACACCTAATGCTTCTACGGCGAAAGCATAGATGTCGTATCGATAACGCTCACAAAGTTCCCACCATTCGGGAATTTCTTTTAATGGTGCCAAAGCCATACCGTAAAAACACCATTAATTAAAAGATTGAAAAAGGAAGCATTGTTGGATCTACTGCATCTTCTTCAAACTGATTCCCTTCAGTAATTGAAAAGCCTTTAGCAATTTTTGTACTAGCCCAAACTGCTAACAGGATTGCAATGTGGCCGTTGTTTAAGCTGCTGCTATCAAATTCTTGCTGAAGGCCGTTTTTATCGACCTTACGGATTTCAAGTACGTTCTTAGGATTGTACTGGTTCAGCTTCGGCTCAATTTCAATTAACTTTGCTCTGAAACGAGCTTGGTAAATTGAAATCACTTCTTCTAAGTGCTCTTTAGCATTGAAACTTAATTGCCAATTCTGTACTTGGTCAGGTGAATCAGTAACAACAACCGTTTGATCTCTTAAATCACTTGGTACAGGTAAATTTGAATAAACGGCAGTTTTTTGAATAACAAGTTCACCAGTATCCGCAAATGCGGCACCAATGAGACGAATTGGTTGATCAGAAAACCCAGCAACACGGCTGTCTATACGAATAATTCCAGACATTACATGTATCCTTAGCGCCGTTTACGTTCTATCTTGGTTTGACATTCAATGCAGAATTTAACCCCACCAAGTGCACGGCGGCGCTCTGGTATCTCTTCACCACATTCAATACATTCTTTTTCAGATTCGCCTTCAAAACGGCATCGCTTTGCAATTTCTTGCTGCAATAAATAATCAGCACTTTCTTGTGCCTTATCGATTAAGTCAGTCATCTATACGCTCAACTGTAATTTCACCTGTTTCTCTATCACCCTTCACACGCTGGTGATCGAGTGATGTGTACTGATCAGCTTGCACTACAACTTTGTCGTTGATTGCGGGCTGTTCCGTTGCTGAGCCGTCAGGTTCATAGCCATTACCTGTGTTTTGGTCGAATGGACCACCGAAACCGATGACGTTAGGTGTATAACCCACGAGCTGAATATCTACAGTTGAGATAGAAAGATTGATTGCTTCGCTTGGGACTGGTGATGGAAAAAGTTCATTTTCAAAAACAGTGAATGTTGAATTAAATACATGATCATTCCATTGCTGAAATGGCACATTAAAACGACGGTTATCATTGCTAGACATGTACGCGCAAAATTGCCCAATTACTGAACGCAGATCATTGGGATTGGTGGCAAAGAAAGCGATTTGAGCACGTACAGTTGTCGGCACCAGACGAACCTTCACCCGTTTCTCATCAATGACCGTTTCAATAAAATCAGGCACTGGTAATAATTGATTTACATCAGGGGGTTGGTCAGTTAACGCTGTTGCAGTAAGCATTACAGGTAAAAGCACTTTGGATTCTTCCTCATGCTTCTGGCTTTTTCTATATTCAGAAAGCATTGCTTCTGAATCGTCCATCATCCGTGACGGACATGCTTTTATAGCGTTACCAATGGCTCTCAACTTCCAGTCTGCCGTTAATTGTGTCTCAGGCATATACCAAGCACGAAAATTGACAAGCTGCTTATACCAAGCGTTTTGGATGCATTTAAGCGAATCGTTGGGGTAATTCATTTTTACCCCCATACACTAAAGATACTGCCAAAAGACTTTTTCGGCTTTTTAGGTTTCTCTTTTACGTTTGGATTGTCCAAACTTTGAATGATTTGTTCAGCTTGTTGTTGTACTGAATCAAAACTCTTCACAGGATTTACCATACCCGTATAGAGTTCTTTTTTGCGTTCTTCCCTAAGTTGTTGCAGGCGTTTCTGTTTATCAACTTTTTCTGATAGTTCACCTACTAACCCTTGAGCATTTCCTAACTCATTTAAAAGATGAAGTTGGCTATTGATATTGTCGTAGGTCTGTAAGATTTGATCTTCAAGTAATTGAGCAATAACAATTTCAGATGGTGATAACTGTGAAATGTCAGTTGCACTATCAAAGCAAGAAACAACACCTTCAGGTTCTTCTGGAACAAATAAACCATCAAATAACTGACCGTCACCTACATTACTTGCATAGTTAGGTTGTGACACATAGTCAAAACCAAAAAAGCCAGTTGGTATAAGACGACCACCCATTCTCTTATAGTTAACTGCTGTGCTGAATCCACCTGCTTGTGCGGCATACTGTCTTAATGCAAGTTCACCAGGTTCATTGTCAAAAAATTCTTCTTGATGCTCTACAGTCCCATCTTGTGAAGCACGTAAATGAATTGTTTTAAGCGCAGGGGCTAGATATACCAATTTACCTTTAATAGGAACAGTTTCAGGCGGTACCATACCGTAACGCTGTCGAATTTGATGACCGTAAAAACCTTGTAATGAATTAGTAGCAACCATTTCTTGAACATGGTCACTGTTGATCAAGTTGACCATTGCATCAACATCGACATTACTTCGATCAACACCGGTATATTTACGGCATCGGTCATGTAAGTTGTAAGATAGAACTTTTGTCTTTCTATTTTTGCTAGCCATAAAAAAGCCCCAATGCTGTGATTGAGGCTATTGTTTCAGTTGTTCTATAGTTGAAATTTAATCAGTTCCAAATCAAATCTTTTGATCACATTCAATCAATTCCAATAGCTTGTCATGCTGTTTATCTTCAATGGTTGCATCAAAGATGAATCCACTTTTTAGTGAGATAAAAACATCATAAAAGCTCTCGCTAACCATGCCGCCTCGATGTTCACTTTGGGAGACTTGCAAACAATCCATTTGAGATAAGTCAATTAATTGAGAACAACCACGCTTTCGACAAAAAATACTTAATCGCATACTTCACCCAATTACTTTAGAAGTGTACCTTCAACACCACGAGCACGGCGCTCTGCTGTACGCTTATTAAATTCTTCTAGCGCACTTTCCATATAAATAATGGCTTGTTTATTGAATTCGCTTGGGAATTTTTCATCTAAAGTTTTAGTACGGTGAATAAGCACTTTTAACAATGCTTCACTAGTAACTCCATTCACCCCATGTTCAGGAATTGGGCCATCCTGAAAATGAAGACTGATTTCAAAATCTTTTGCGTTCTGAGTTTCTGGATTTGCTGAAATCTTATAGTAATGGCCCTGAGCATAAGCTGTAATGCCTTCAACCATTTCCCCATTAACAACTTTATCAATTTCTTGTGGTTTTAATTCACGGTTTGCGTAACCTAAGAAATGATCAATTAATAGGTTTTCTCCTTGATCATTGATTGGTTCTGCGATTCCTACTAAAACATTGTCTTGAGCTTGTTGCATATAAAAAAGTCCTGAACTAATGAACAGGACTATGAAATCATTTTGTATTTGAGCGCTAACTCAACAGTTCCAATTGAATTAAAGGAAGTTATAGACTGCATAAGGCTTAGCTGTTATTGCCGCTGCAAAGCTTGTGGTGCCTAAATCTCTATCAAATGCCATTGAGTGAACTTTAACGACAATATTGGCTGGTACTAAACGGCGTAATATCGGTGACAGCTCTACCACTTCATTTGCATCAACAGTTTTATCTAAAACAATTCTAATCCGACTTGTTAAGAAGTAATTTGGCTTTTCAAAATCAGACAAATAGGCTGGATATTCTTTTAGCTTTTCCAAGCTATGCCATAGCCGGATAATCTGAAAATGATCTTTCCCCCACAACATTCGTAAAACAAACTCTAAAAACGCTAATCCTCTTTTATTACCCATGCTGCTCCAATTGGCATAGATAATTCGCATTAACGTGTCAGAGGTGTTATTTCGGCGTAATACAACAAGTCCGTTTTGTTTAGAGAACCGTTCTACAACTGTTTTACTACCGATATGAGGACAACCGTAATCCAATAAATCTTGTATGGACTGTTCAAAGTTTTGTGCAAATACTTGTTTAAATGCTTTAGCAAGTGCGGTTTGCAAGCCCGTACTCACATATTGTTCATCGATAGGCCGAGTAAAGCTTATAGGGTCCATGTAGCCCCCGAAATATCAGCGGTGCGTTCCAACTCAACAGTAATGCTGTCTTTTGTCACATACACCCACTCATTAGGCTTATTCAACTCATTTGAAAGCATAATGGTAAAGTCACTCATCCGGTCTTGGAAAGCCACAATATTGTCATTAATCAGCTTCCCCATTTCTTGCGTATTAAAGCCATTAACCAGCCAACGACTTGAGCTCAATGATTCACGCCCGTAACGTTCTACAAGTAATTCTTTGATCTGTGTCTTAACCATATCTGTGTTATGTACAGAAGCCAAAGAGCCTTTAATTTTTACTTCAATTGGCTTTTCTACAACTTCATGTACATTCACTTTACCTTCATACAAGTTATCGCAATAACCAATATACCGACAGATATCTTGTTCTAACGTTGCTTGTTCAGCTGGGTTCTTGGCAACCACCACAAGATTTAAATGATTTATGTCGCGGTATGTAATGGCAAAGTGTTGCTCTTGCAACGTTTCATTCCAGACAGAAATAAACTGTGCCCGTTTCATAAATTTTTTACGGACTGCATAGTCAAAGTTGCCGAGAAATACCGCATCTTCATCGTAAAGTGATGGATAGCTTGATAATAAACGTAATTCTGATACAGCTAACGGATCTACGCCCTCTCTAATCAGTCCACCAGCTTTAAAACGCACTGATACCCGCTGTTCATCATTAGTAAGTACATCAAGTAAGGCCGCATCTTTTAAACGATTAACATCAACTTCCCCGTATGTCTCAAGAATTCCAATTATTACTGTTTCATTGGCTTGCAGAGTACGACCAGCTCTCTCAGAATCGCCAAACTCAATAAACAATCTTCTTAGATTATCTGTAGTAACAGTTACAGCATATTCACCTGGTTCAACATTCATCCAGCGCGGCTTAATTACATAGTTATTATTGCCCTGCTTAACCGAAATATTTGCAAGTGAAAGGTCCTCTAAAAGGTCTATTCGATATTTATGGAACCCTTCAGTAACTGGTACAACATATTTAATTTCACGGTATTCACTTTGTTCTGCTATTACTTCCGCCGTCTCACCAGCTTTAACAGTAATTGATTGAAGCAACCGCCATACTCTACCGCAGCTATGGTCCTCAATCATTCGCCCTTGACTTAAGCTCACAGCATTTGTTGACCGGTTGATAATTTCTATTAAGTGCTGACACGGTGTACCTATAGGCAAAATGCCTTTATTTGTAGCATCCGCAATAATTGAGCGGTCACGTGTTTTGGTAAATGGTTCAATTGAAGCAATATCGATTTCTGGACCAAATGCAGTCAAAAAACTAGCCATAGAACGCAGCTGGTGAACGACAAGTGGATCTTGAGCTTTATAGCGTTCCTGAATCTCATAATCATCTATCGCTGCTTGGAGCTGGGCTTCAAAATCAGCTTGCGTTAATGTCATATGTCTCACCTGTTACTGATTTACCCAATCGGTCTGCTACTTGGTTAAGATCTATATTCACATTCATGATGCTTAAATGAATATGAACCGTCTCAAATCCTTCGGTTTGTGAATACAGGGCTAATTGGTCAGAGTTAAGCTCAGATAATATTGGTAGATCCTTTTTCATCTTAATAAGAAAACTATCTGCCACCCTCGAGTCTAAAGGTGCCATTAGCAAATCATAAAGAGGTGCACCAAAGTCAGAACCATACTTCCCATTAACCGGATGATTAAGCCAGTACTCAACCATGTCTAAAATTGTTTTAGATGTGATCATTAGGAAGTTGCTCTATTACTGAAAATCATCAAAAGCTTTACTAGTATTGCAGTGCCAATCTGATAAGTTGAAAAAATGGTGAAATAGATTATGAATATCCATAATGAAACGCTTAATGCATCAAAATATGAAGCAACGTTATAGATTCGCCAATCAACAAGAATAATAGTGATCAATACACATGCCATACTTATGAAATACATATATCTGATTTCTTTAAATAAGAGGCTTATAGGTACATGACGGAATTGTTTAATATACGCAGCTTTATTCTTGCTATTCCATCCTGTAACAACGGAAAGATAAGCTAAAAATGCAAGAATTAAGACAATATCAATACCGATTTGAATTTGCATAAAAAACACCCTTAATAAGAACTGTATTAAGGGTATTGCTTTTGTATATATGTAAGCGTGAATGGTTCCATATTTGAAAATAAGAAATGCATGGATTATTATATATACAAAGCCCGCTCCACTTTTGACACGAGAACGTATAGGGTCATAAGTGTAGGTTAGAAGATGTCGCAACCCATCTCTAACTACCGGGCTTTTTTTAATGCACTTCAAAAGCTGTAAGCAGCCATGCATTACTACCTTCTCGCTTAATCAATGACGCTTCATGCGAATTAAATACAATATTTATTCTTGTAGATAAACCACGTTCTGTACGCCGTTGTGTACTACCTTGAGCGATTGTTTGCACAATAGTATCCACAAGCATATGCACAACTTCATCATATGTCATGCCATCACTTTCCATACGGCGCTTGATAATATGCTTAATACCCTGTTTATCACTGCCATACTCAAAATCCACCCAGCCTAAATCATTACGATACATAGCTCTATGCACTGTGGTTTTTTCCATAATGGCTTTGTTCATTGCAGCTTTACCACGTGTGATATTTGCTGTAACTGATTTGATTGGACTCGCACTATCAAATTCAGGCTTTCCCAGTTCGGATTGACCAGCCTCCGAACTTATACCAAGTTGTTGCTTAGCATGTTCAATTTGTTCTTTCAGCTGGTCACGGTGAGCTATTTGCTTAGCTAAATCCTCATCAAGCTTTTGCTCTTGTTCTTCGACTTCTTTCATTTTCTGATCTACAGAAGTACGGCGCGGCGGTAAGCTAACTTTTTCACGCTTATTTTGTTCTTGGATTTTAGATTGTGCTTCACGGATAAGTTTAGCAACACAACTTACGGCGTTTTCAAATGTTGGCTTATAGTCATCACTAAAATCGCCAGATAGAACAATTACTTTATCATTCAGTTCGGCCTTCACTACATCCGCTAATGCACGAATATAAAGTGTAAGCGTAGCGCCACCTGAAAAGAAAAATGCAACTGGTAAAACGCTAACACCAGCAACGCGCTTAATTTTGCGAAATTCTGGTGTAACAATCGTTTGGCCTGTTGCTTTTTCTAAAGCCGATTGGATCTTTTTAATGTATGGAGTAGTAGCTGTTATAGCTGCAAGATTAAGACTGCCCATGAAAAATAACCTCATATTAATGAGGTTATCTTGTAAGTAAATTTTTTCTAGAAATTACATAAGTTCCATTAAATTTCATTTTGTTTATAAATAAAAACCTGCATTTGCAGGCTTTTATTTTAAATTAATTAGAAGTTAATTTATTTCGGACGTTCGTTAAACTATGTTGAAACATTTGTAAACCTAATTCAGTAGAAATTTTGACAGGTTCACCATGGTGATATGTTTCAGTGTTAGCGTGATATGTGTTGCCATTTCCAACAAGATGATTTGTTTCAGCAATCTCTGTTTGCAACATTTGTATTTGATTATTAAGAGTTGTAGACATGATAGGCGCTTCCAAATTATGAACTTCTTCTCGTTTAATACTGCAATATTTTACTTCCCCTGCAGTATATTGATCGTATTTAATAGCTTCTAGGACAACAGCTATCGCATTAGGACAATCATGAATAATATGCTGAGTATGAAAACTCCCCGATCCAATTACAGTAGGAACATTAGTAATGTTTTCTATTGTAAACTCAGTGTCATTTACCATTTTAGAAACTTTAAGGCAAGAACCACTTAAATAGATTAGTGCAATAAAATCACTATTTGTTTTTTCAAGTATAGATCTCGGAAGCTCAAATTGTGTTTTATTTTGTAAGATAAAATCAATAAGGGCCTCGCTAAAATCTCTCATACAAAATAAACATCCAGCCATACCAAATACAATATCGCCCAAACGTTTCACTTTCCTAAAAGGAATATTTAGAGTAACTTCTGTACGATTTACTGTAAAGGCTATGTCGGAAGCCATGAAATGAGTATCATAAGCTGTTGTTGTCATTAACATAATCCTTAAAACGCGCGCGAATTATGCATTTATGAATAATATTTTTCAAGAACTATATGATCAATTACATTGGAAATATCAATAAAATTAAGAATTTTATATTTGTAAGTAAACTTAAAAAGCCAGCTAATAGCTGGCTTTTTATTAGGGGAGTCCTATTTAGACATCTTTATATTTTGATAAGCCCTTATCGATTCACAGGTTCGAAAGGAAAGCGTTTTAAAACCTTCCCAAGTTCAAGCACCTCATCTTTATGAAGAAAATCCCACAATTGATTAAAGCGTTCACGCAATTGCACAACATTAACTGGTGTGTGGTGTAGTGAATATTGCTGTACAGAAACTGCTCCGCTTTCTTGAATCGATATCCAAAAGTTTTTAGGTCCTTTTGGAGATTGATACTTTAGCTCCTCACCTAATTGCTGTGCAATGTCATAAGCAAGAGGGTTTTCTAATGCTGGATAACGAGCAGCGAGATTATCTACAAACTTTTCTAAACGTTTAAGTGTATCTGTTTCAGCTGGAACTAGCTCTTGTAACGGCAAGAGCTCAAGATACTGCTTCGCCTCATCAAAATGGATTGAAAGCAATTGGCTATATTTAGCAATTCCAAAGTGGCGATTATGACGAATCCACATTGAAGCTCTTAAGCTTCGATCCCTCCCTGCACGGCGATCAACTATCTCGTGCAGTGCATTTTGTTGTTCTGGAGAAATGGTTAAGCGTTGGTTTATTGCTTGCCCTTTAGTCCAGTATTCCCACAGCACATCGTCGCACTCTTGCTGGTACATGATCACAGTATCTCGAATTTCGGGATTAACCTTGTTTGGACTTATAGTCATTAACCATCCAAAAAGCTTACGAACAGGTAAACAAACCATATTGTACTGTTTACCATCTTTTCCAGTTGTCACTATTTCAGTGATAACTGAACTAAATCTTTGTTTTAACTTTTCATATTGTGATTGCCATGTGAGGCCCATTCCTTCAACAATTGGGCGCATGGCAGTAAATGGCTGATTGTTGAATTCAATAATTACTAAATCAGCACTATGAAAAGGTACATTAATTTGTGTTAAAGTACGCATGTTGTTGCTCCTATGCAATGACAGGCCTCGTTTTCTTTCCACGGACTGCGAGGCTTTTTTGTGGTTAAAAATTTACATATTGTTCTTCTGTTAGATTACTTAATAAATTAAAAAAAGTAGGTCGAGTTTCCTTAGTTAATTTCTGTCTAGGAAATTCACTTAATATTTTGACTGCTTCCACAGGATCTAACTGTGAAGTAAATGGAACTGATAATTGAATAAATGATGTTTTATCTGTTTCCAAAGCTGTATCCAGCACATCTTTTACTTCATTGTAGCGCGGCTTCCTTTGCGCGGTTAGGAAAAGTCCATCAAAAATAATATAAATCTCGTTTAATCCTGGTAATTGGACTTTCGCAATTGCTCCCATGAGGGGCAAATTAGTTTCAGGCCCGTCATCTCTACTAAACCCATCAGTAGGTGTACGATAAGTCGCAAATAAGATTACTTCTTGACAATTAGGTAGCTTCAAATAGTCGAGCAAATTAAGACAATTTCTCGTGGTATTACTTTCGTGATATCTGTGAGCAATTATTAAATCTTCATTATTGTAGAGCGAGGCAAGATAATTCGCATAGGGTAAATATCTTTGGCAAGATTTGGTTATGTAATCTGATCTAGAGGAGAAAAGATTTGAGTTATGTACTTTATCTTTTAGAAAGTCATCAATTTTTCGTGTTAAAGATATGGGAATTGTAACGTTAATCTTTTCAGTCTTTTCCGCATAGATTGATGTATCAATTGTTATGACATGAAAAAAAACATCTTTATCACGTTTTTTAAATGTTACTGAATTAATTTCAGTCGGCTCAGGAATATCAAGACCTTGGTCACTTAGAAAATCAAAATACTCAAGCGTCTTCTCATATACCTTCCTAATCACCTCGTCATAACTGGAACCAGTAGCATTAATATTCGGTTTATCAAAAAGTGCAGCCTCATAAATATCTTTTTTAAAGAAAGACTTAGATTCTGTAATCTTTACAGCAACTGTATAGTTTTTCACCAAGAACTCCTTTTGAATGATATTTCAGATTTTTAGACACCTTTTTTAATAATAGTTCTAAAAAAAATATTGTCAACAAATTTAAAATCAAATAGTTATTAATAAAAATTCAACTTATTGAAATTATTAATTTTAAATTTATAACCCCAAGATTCCAAAATTAAAGATTTATAGAGTTACAACTCTATACTGTGATTTTATTTGCTTCACTTACGTTACGTTAAGTTAAGTTAAGTTAAGTTAAGTTAAGTTAAGTTAAGTTAAGAATAGATCAAGTTATATGAAAAAAAATGCCGTGATAACTATCACGGCGGTTTTTCTTGATCATATTGGAAAAATCACAAACCCTTACATGGATTATTTAGAGGTGTCACAGTAGCAACACTACTTGCACTTCCACCCAATTGTTTATACTTGGCAAAGCTTTGATTTAGAGTTTTTTGCCCATACTCGATCCGTTGAGCAGCTGCATAACGCCTATCTAAACGAGTGACACCGCTAAAACTTTGTAACCTATCTTCTTCTTTTAAAACGTCTTGTGCAACTTTAATACTATTTCGTGCACTAACAACATTAGAGGATTCTATAAATAGCTTATAATTATTAGTACTTTTGCATAGATTAATTTTTTGTCTATTTTCCCGCTTCTTAGCATCAATTAAACGGGCTTGTTCCTCCCTCTCCGCATCGGCTCGATCTCTTGCTTGTTTTGCTAAACGGATTTCTTCTTCCCATTCCTCTTTTTCCCGTTCTTTAGCATTCTTTTTATTAATTGCTTCAATATATTCAGCCTCTCTTAACTCACTAACTTTATTTAAGTACTTGTCATAAGCCATCATAAATTTTTCACCACAACTATTGGCAATAAAACGATGGCGCATTTGAAAAGTTTTTACTAGATTGTTTTTGCTATTTTCATCTAATTCAGGATTATTGATTCTAGCAATGTCAACTAAATCATAATAAATGTCCACATTTACATCTGAAGAACTATATATTCCTTGCTTATATATCAAATTATTAAAAATTGAATCTGAATAGGCATCAGGATTTGGCGTTCCCTGTAAGGCTGCAATTTTATATTGTGTATCTAATATTACATTGCCAGTTGTCCTTTTATAGAACTTACAACTTTGCTTAGAATCTAAACCATATTTTTCTCGTAAAAGAACATAAAGTTCGTCCATGCCACCATAAGACACTTCAGGGTTTGTACTTAATAAATCACAACTAAAAATACAAAGTTCACTAACTACCTTTGTCGAATTAATATTTTCACTGTTGGTAGCAATTATTTGTTTATTCAGAATATCATTAACACTTGTAGCAGCTTGAACATAACTTGAAAAAGCTGCCGTAACTAAGAAAGATAATTTTAATAATTTTAAAGTCATATATATCCCAAAACTAAACGTCTAATTTCCCCATTCCAATGCCGCCAGTTAGAGCATGAGCAAGGAAACGATCACTAACATTCTGCCCGATGTTACCATTATTCTGATTTACAACAACAACTTCCTGTGGGTTAGGAGTATTTAAAGGTTGCTTAAACGGCGTGACATTAGTTAATAATCTATTTTGATTATTTAATGAAGGTTTTGCTTTTGTAGTAGCTTGGGGAACGATAGCTTTTTGGGTGCTTAAAACACTAGCAACTTTAGCTCTTGTATTTTCCACAATATGACTTGATTTCAAATCTGATACAGCTGGGGTATTTTCTTTAGGTAGATTAGTTTTCTGTTCCTGAACGGTTTTATCAATGTTAGCTCTGTATTTATATTCCTTTTCTAAATGCGGTCTATAATCAAATGACTGCCCATTGCGAAGCTTTGTTTGCCCATACGCCCATCTTACATATTTTGTGCCGAGAACTCGGGCAATATCTTCTTTTGATGCATTTGGGTTATTCTGCATATAAGCTTTAACCGAAGCATATTCAGGATTCGTTTCGATTTCATGCTTCATAAATGCACCTTGTGCATCTAAAGCTGCTTGGCTCCGTACCATATTACCGTTTACATCAAGTAATCCCCTTTCCTTCATATATGCCGTAAGCCGGTCTTTACGGGCTCCTTGCCAAGAGATCATACCCATATTCGTACCACCAGCTTTATCCTGGTGTTTACCAAACAGATATTTATCTTGGTAGTCATTTTCCCTACCAACAGAAGCAGTTAAACCAGCAGCCCAATTATCATTAAAACCAGCTCTCTTCATTGCATTGTAAACTGCAAGTTGCTTTTCCTTAGTTTTTTCACCAATTGGAGAAACAGTTGAACCATAAGCAGGTACATTTTTATTTGCACCAAAACCCGGCTTATAAACTCCTTGCCCAATGCCCCATGTTGGAACACCATCATGAAATGGATTAAATCGGTTAAATTTATCTTTAATGAAATCTAAGGTATCACCAGCAGTATCTTTAACTCCGTCTACAACTTTTGAAGCAGTGTTTTTTGCCTGATCAAAAGCATTAGAAGCATAACTTACAAATCCTTTCCAAGCAGTATTAATAATACCTGGTACATCTGCAGCTATTAATGAATCTGTCCACTCTTTAAAATACGGCGCAACTGCGGTACCAAGTTTATTACCTATCCATGAACCAGCTATACCACCAATCAAAGTACCAGCTGGGCCTAATATTGATCCTACCGTGCCACCAATAACGCCCCCAGCAAGACTACCTACAGTACCGCCCTTTTCTTGTGTGCTTTGTTCATTCCAATCTAATAATGATGCACCAGCAGCCAATGCACCTATTACGGGTAGACCACGGCCAAACTTAAGAAATTTACCTAAGCCCTTTCCTAATTTCCCTACACCTTTCTTTCCTTTGCCTAGAGCACCACCTAGAAGCCCACCACCAGCAGATAACACGGAAGTAAGCAATTTCCCTAGAGAACCTAACAAACCACCCTTAGACGCCAAATTATCGGCAATACGCTGCAATAACTTTATTTGTTTGCGGTTATGGTTCTCTTGTTCACGAGGTAATGGCTCATTTCTCTTTTTACTACGCATCAATCCAGTTAATGGCCGCAAAGCTAATCCTGCTGCACGGCGTACAGGTGAAAGTAAATGACCAACTTCATTGATTGCGTCAACTGTAGGATCTACACCTTGTGTTGAGTTCGGCATTACTCCTTTAATCGCCGTAGATATCGTTTGGGCAACTTTACGAATCGATGATTGGTTTTGGGGTTCATTTGGATTAGATACAAAACGGCCCCTTTCATCACGCTCAGGAACAGTAGGATTTATAATTTTTGATAAGTCTTCATGACTATTAATTTCTATAGCGGGCTTTCGCCCATTAGATTTGTTGATTTGTTTTTTATCTACTGTTTTAAGGTCATTAATTGATTGGTCCAAAACATCAGCAAAGTCTTTGACCAGCTTGTCTGCTACAACAAAAGATTGAGTGATTGGATTAGCTTTGTCTTTTAATAAATCTTCAAAATCTAAAGCTTGTCTATTATTGACAGCATTAAGCATCTTTTGAAATTCAGTCAGTTTAGGCTGAGGCTGTGCAAATTGTGCTTTTTGCTCTTCAAAGCTTTGAGTAAGGATACCAATGATCTTTTCAATGTTTGAATCAATCGTACTAACTTTTTTTTCAACTCGTTTCATCCCGATGATGAAGCCCAGCTCATCGTAAGATAAAACTGGATTATGGTGATTTGAATCCGTCATAACAAAAAAATGCCCCATACTGATATAGGGCATTTTTGCAATTATAAAATTTTATACTATAGTCAAGTTCCATAACTTAAAACTTAATATCTACAGTATATGTTTCAGGACTATTTGAAAGGATCTGGAAGGAATATCCTCCTTCTACGACTTTAGCCTTTACCCTTTCTAATGTTGGTAATTCAACTTTACTACGCGATAAACTCCAAGTTGTTCGACGAATACCTTGTTTAGCATTGTCTTGAACAGCCTTTGATAAAATATCAATGATTTCTTGTTCAGAAGATTTTGCTTTGGTAGCGATTTCTGATGCTTCAGCTGCTGTAATGAATGTCATTTTATGACCTCCAAAAAAGTTTAGATACTTACTAATATAGTCATAAGTTTCTTAATTCTCTGGTAATTTTAATAAAAATTCGAAATAAGTGATTATAACTTAAGCAGAACTGCACATTAAATTAAGTCTGGCATTTTTCCAGCTCAATTTTCACTTTTTTCATCTTCAGGCTCTACTTCACCGGCTTCAATTAACGCTAACTTTCGCATAAACGCCTCTTCTTTTTTCTTTTTCATATTAGCTTTTGCAATTGCCATTCTTTCTTCAGCACCTGAAATAACTGAACTACGCCGTGCTTGAACTTCCGACTGGTCTTTAAGATCATCGACATCTAAGCCCCAGAACATTGCCTCAGTTCGAGCAATGTTAGAAATGCTGATACTTTGTTTAACGTTCAAATCAACCACTTGACTAATCAAGCCCATTTTAAACTTAACCAGCGCTAATTCATCTTCAGTAGGATTATTTAGATTAAGGACTTCATCTCTAATGTGAATAACACTATCGATAGTATCTGTAATTAACTCACCCAGCTTATGAGCTCTTATACGGTTATTTTTGACAACCAAAGCTGACTTTAGATAGTTCTCATTGACTGTAGAACGCCCGCCGTTGTTATGACCATTATTTTTAGAGTTTTGACTATTAAATTCAGCAATATTTGACGTTTTTTTGACAGAATTTTGACTATCACTTTTTTCCGATTTATCAGTAGTTTGTGTATCTTCTTGACCATTGTTTTTTTTGGTCAATTTTTTAATCTCTTTATTGAGCTCTTGGGCTGTCTTTTTGACTAGAGATTTAGCTTTCTTCTTCCATTTCTCTGCAAGTGCTTTACGGCGCACAACGGATGGCGAAGGCATCTCACAACCGAGTTCTTCGCCAACATGATCTACTAAAGCTTGCCATGTAATCTTAGGTGAAGATTCATAGACTTCCTTTAGCCGGTTCCAAATTTCTTCCGAGTATTCAATCTTGCGAGCCATTAAAGTCTATCCCTTATTCAGTAAATAGACCTATTTGTTTTACTTCAGCTATAGCTTGTTGCTGTAAAGAAGCCTTGCTAAAACGTTTTTTATTTTGGATAAGATCAATTAGAGCTTTTTGCTGTAAATCGTTCTCTTCACGTTGGAAAACATCATCGATAGCCATTTCTAAGTTACGGATTTGTTTCGCACGATTTTGTTCACACTCACGCACTATACGCATAAGGGTGTGAAGTTCTGGTAAAACCTTTTCTTGAATAGACTGATCTTGCGATAAACATGCTTGAATAAGCCCTTTTGAGGCTTCAAGTAACTCAACCGTTAAGGCTTTAGGGAAAGAAGTAATATGCTGTGCCGCTGCCATACTCAATTGAAATGCCATGGCTTGAGTATATTCACTCATCATTTCACCAAGACTGTTAAACAGAATACCAGCTACAGAAGCTGTTTTATCTAGTTCCGGTTCAATCGTAAAACCAAGAATCCAGTCAGCTGAAACACCATATTTTTGACATAGCAAAGAAAGTAATTCTGCATCTGGCATTAACTTACCGTTTTCGATTTCACTCATTCGATTTTTATGCGGTGTACCGAATATTTCTAATGCTACGTCTTCTTGACGTAATTGAGCCATGTCACGCGCCATTGCAAGTTTTCTTCCGATAAGTACTCGACGTTGCAAATCGCTCTTTTTCGCCATTTAAATGCTTCTCCCAGCTAACCAATCAAAATCTACAGTTTTTGACAACCAATCAGTTTCATCAGTAAAAACGCACGAAAGCCAGACACAACCCTCTTCACATGGTTCTGCCAGCTTAATTTGTTCACTTATGAAAATATTGTCGTCTTTGAATAACAAGCCATCACCTTTGACACTATCAATTAGTAGTTTTGGATAGTTATCAATATCAAATCGTGGATAAGTTTTAGCGCTGTAAGAACGAGTTTTAAGTGGTGGCTGAACAATTAACCGTATTTCACAAAGTTGATCGATAGCTTTTAACTTAAGTGCTCTAAACATAGGTCCATATTGTTTTTGAACCTTGTCCTTATACTTTTTAGCACCTACTGAAAGACTATTTCTTTGCTTTCCGTTCTGATCAATTGTAGCCCGCCAAATCTCGTTAGCGCTTAATCCATAAGGCAATTTGATTGTGATGTATTGCTTACCAGAAATGATAACACCTCCTGTGCTTCCCCTATATATAGTATTTTCACCGTTTTCACCCTCATTTTCTTTTTCTACACGGCATGGGAAAAACACATGTTTAGATGAGCTAGACTTTTGCTTTTTAGCTTTATCATTGCCTGTTGAAACACTGAAATCCTTAAAGAGTTCCTGTCTTTTATTATTTGAGAAAAACTCACTCCACTGACGGCGGTTACTTTTTTTAATCATAACGACCTCAAATCAAGCAAGTAAGATTTACATAGACTTGAAACTCTTCTTGCATGACAAAATCCTTAAAAACACTTAGTTCCAGAATTATTGACCGTTTGATTTATTTAAAAGGACCCTAGTTCCAATCATTATTTTTGACGAGATAAAAAAAGTCCGCACCTTGGGGAAAGTACGGACTATAAAACTTAAATAAACGTAAACCGATAAAAAGTTCACATAATTTAATATATAAATCGTTTTTTATCAATATATATTTATTAAGCTTGATGCCTAATCATCTTTTCAACGATTTTGCAGGCTTCATGAAAATCAATATCGTTACTAATCCAGAATCTATGAGTTTTATCACCCAGTATAAAACTCTGGGTGAAATACTCTGACTTTTTCTCAGGATCTATATCGGCTGCTTTAAATGAATAAACATCCTTCTCAACAACTTGTCCATTAAGATCCCCACCAATACATATTTTCATTATTTTACTCTTTCAATTAATTTTTGATCTTACCATTGATTTTATTGTCACTACTATTAGTAAATTTTTTTACTTCATCCATTCCAACAATTTTAATTTCTTTAGGATTATTCTGGTTAAGAAGTATCAATTTATCATTTGCCTTATCTAAAAACCTCCAATCTTCCTTTGCTGAACTATCTTTAATTGAAACTCTTGGCAAATCTGCTTGGTGTATATTTTTTTGTATATCAGATAAACCTTGAAGAAAAGGAATTACTATAATTAAGAACACGATTGCGATATATTTCACAAAAGGTTTAGAGTTATATAATGTAAAAGTAAAAAATATTCCTAAAAATAGAGCAACTGCAAAGAAGAAACTATAAGCGTAACCTACAGTTATCATTTCGTATATGTAATATAGACATATAGCAATTAAACCTAAGCCAAATTTTAAAATATTTCTTTCACCGCTCCCCTCAACAAAAACCTTGTCATGAAAGATAAGAATTAAAAAATATATAATTACTAGTTTTAATGCTGAATATGCCAAATCAAAAACATTGAAAAACTGAATTATCCACAAACTATCAAGTAATCTTGTGAAGTAGTATCCCAATTTATAAGAAATACCTATCAAAATAACTGTACTCGTTAAAGTAGCAATTTTTTCTGTTAAAGCAGCCTGTTTGAATTGATCAAGTATCAACATATAAATGTAAACCAAATTTACTTCACTTATATAGTATACCCATAAAAGAATAAGCTCTTCATAAGAAAAGCTTATTAATAGTTTAAGTGATAAGATTTACGTCAATTAAATTCTCCATGAGCTTCTGAATTCGTATCACTCATGAACATTCAAAAATTTTCCCATGTACACATTAGTCTTGATTCAGTTTTACATCTGTTGATGGACAACCAAAATAACCACCTTTATCGAGTCTACCAATTAGAAAATCATTATCTTCATCTACCCTATCAATCTAGCCCTCACTAAAAACATGTGTTCCATCAGTTTCCATATTATTAGAAGATTTGAAATCAACATAAACTCGATCACCGATTTTATTTTTCATTGGCAAAACTCCACTTTCATTCCGTCAAACTCTTGATCAATTACCGACATTCCACGTGTAATAGCTGCTTGAGAAGGTAATTTCTTAAAGTCAATTTCATTAACTGCATGACAGCTTTTACACATAAACTTGTTTTTCTTTTCAAGCTTTGACTGAATTACTCTTACCTCAGCTAACATTCTGTTATTGCGATCAGTAACATGGTTAAGTTGTCTTAGGTATTTGACTATCCAAAGAACAGGGTTTAATTTTGTTTTGCAATCAATGCAAAGTACTTCGCTCTCTTCTTCCGAAATTTGAATATGTTTATGATCACATTCAATTAATTCACGTTTTCGAGTGAACTTAATAACTTTCTGCTCTTCGTCAATTTGTATTAACTGCTTTTCTTGGAAACGGTTCATGCCGCAGCTCCCTTTTCATGATTTGAGCGTTTTTGATATTTACCCTTTGATAAATTCGGACGATAGGTAATGTCATAACATCCCTTACAAGCTGAATCTGGACGATGTACAACTGATCCATCTTTACGTTTTGCTTTAACCATGAACCAAAATTCAGAATCAACGGGCCAATATTCTTGACAATGTTTACAAAGCTTCTCTTTCCCTAGTTCTGTGAAGATATATCTAGGTTTTGCAGATTGCGCTTGCTGTTCTTTTAGAGTAACAGTCTCCGAACTTGTGAAAGTACTTGTCTCCCTAGAGTTGCTTTGCAACATCGCAAAAATACTTCGCTGTTGACGCTGGCGTTGTCTTAGTCTTCTCATCATGCGGCATCTCCAAGAATAAGAGATCTACCGTTCCCTATGATTTGATCAGCAATCCAAAGCTGGCGTAATCTGTCTTCAGCTACTCCACTGTTAACCCATTCAGCTACAGACAAAAACTCTTTATATGCAGACACACTTTTAAATTTTGCGGATGTACTTAGATTTACCTCTATCAAATCAATCCCAAAACCGTCAGGGATATTTTTGTTATGCTCTAAAGCACTTAATATCTCTGCATTTAATCCTTTCCAGCCTTTTCTACGTAAACCACCACCAATATCGACATAACAGTCTGCTTTTCCTTCTGAAAACTCAAAATAATTCATTTTCGGTGCTGTAAATGGCTGGTTTATTATTAGTTGGCCTTCATATTGATCAGTTCTATCGGACATAGTGATAGTCAGTTCAACATTCCATTTCTCACACTCTTCTACATGTTCAAGAACTTGAACAATTGCTAAATCTTGGTAACCGTAAGCTGCAATACTGAAGTGATATGGTATTGTTAAGCAATTAGGGAAACGCTCAAGTAAAGCAGCCTCTTCAACTTTCTTTGCTTCGATATAGTCCCGCACATCTTTTGAAACGAACCGCATGCTGAACTCATATTCTTGAGCAGCTTCTCTACGCATTTCAGCCTTTCTCTGATTAGCTTGAACTTGCGCTGGTGTTAGCTTATTTGGATTATATTTTTTTGACCGTTTTCTGCTTGCTGAATTAGATTTCATTTTCACACTCCCCCCTTAGCTTTTAATTTTTCAGCAACTAAACGATCAGCTACCCGCTTTACTCGATTCCAAACAAAGTTGTGATCAATTTCAGAACGACCTTGATAAATACGTTCAAGTTGAAATGCTGTAACGGAATAGTCCACTTCTAAGGCCAGTAAATCCCAATCTTCATTGAAAGCTGTAGCGTAGGGGGTCAATTGGCTTTTCTGTGCCAAAATACGCAATTGGCGAGCATCTGGACCACGTTTTACAACTGGTTTTGGCTTAGATTTGATTAAACCAGTTGAAAGCGCCCATTCGACACAAGTTTCGCAACGACAACATAAACGCTTATACATAGGTCCGGTGCCGTGAGGCATATTGAGATCACGCCCTATAGACTCAACGTGTCGAATTTTATTACCAGGATGTTTCAGCCATTTCTTAACTGCTTTTTCTAATGCTTTTCGCTCCTTAGATTTAGCTGCTACGTTTGAGTAAGCAACTAATGCGTATTCAGATTTTTTCATATCAACAAATGCGTTCACTGTGCTTTACCTCCACCTATACGAGCATCATCCCAATCACATTCCACAATATCTAAGCCATCATGTTGAAATCTTGACCAAAGCCGGTCCCCAAGATCATCGCGAACCTCAGAAAGGCTTAGGTTTGAAATCACTACTGTTGGCTTCATCTCGTCATAACGAGTAAGTAGAACCTTATGAACACTCTCAAGCAGGTGAGGACGTTTTTCAGCACGGTCATGTAAGCCATATTCGTCAATAATTAATAAATCTTTGCCCACATAACGTTTTAGTGCTTCATCTTCGCTATCACCGCTACGGCGATAGGCACCCGCAATATCTTCAGCTAAGTCTGCAGACGTAATGTAAATAGCCTCCCAGTTTTTAATGATGATATTTTTCAGAATAGATGAACCTAGATGGGTTTTACCTGTTCCAGTACGACCAACAAGGAGTAAATTTCTAAAAACACCTGCATTGAAATCCATAGTGAACTTTTCACAAGTTTTACGAGCTTTGTCTTGTCCTTTGTGAGTTACTGCATAGTTGCTAAAGCCGCTATTTACATGTCTTTTAGGGATACCAGCTCGAGCCATTTTCAAATTTAAAATACGAATATTCTTATCGCTTTCATATTTTTCATTTGACTGCTTCATGATTTTTTCAACACAAGACTGACAAACGATTCGACCATGTACATTGATCATTTGTTCTTTGTGGATCTTACAGATCTGGTTTGTATGGGAAATTTTATATTCCAATTTTTGAGGCACTGCGTTCATATCAACTCACCCTTCACAGCTGTGTGAGCAACCGGTTCATATTTCTTTGGCGCTCCCCATTGATCATTTACGTTGCGTGGTAACGATTGATGGTTTGACTGTTGACCAGTAGTCATTTCGGGTTTTTCGTTTAGGTACCAAGATGCTTTGAAGGCACCCCAAGGATTTTGTCTTTTCAAACAATATTCGACGGCTTGCTGAAGTGTGATTCCTGCTTTTTGGGCTTCTTTCAAAAGTGCGTCAAAAGCGTTTTCGGTGTTTTGAGCTTTCTTGGCTTTACGTACTTGTAAGAACTCAGCAGCGTCTTTCTCAGGTACACCATTTTTTTTCAAAGCACTCTTGAAACTAAATTTTGCTTGAGTCGATGAATCAACTTCGCCAACGGCGGAGTTGTTATTCCCTTCTGGATTCAGTGAATCAGGATTCAGATTAAGGGAATCAGGATTCAGATTAAAGGAATCAGGAATCAGGGCGTTTTGGTCTGAGATAGAAACAGTTTTAGAACCGTTATCTAACTGTTCTTGTGTGTTTCCACTACTGTTTGCTTGATTCGATTCACTTTCTTGATAACTGTTTTCAACAGCAGAACCAGTATTTTGAGGGGCAAATGGACCTGTTTTATCGTAAAAATGCTTTAAATCAGCTTTATTTAGCTGAATTGCCTTTCCAACAATTGTTTTGTTTTTTGGATTACGTTGATAGACAGTGTAGATGCCATTTCTGTCAGGTAGCTCACTATCTTTCTCAAGACCATGTGGGTTTTGATGTTTAACAAAGTTAACGATATGGATAACATCAATACCATCAGCGTTATATAACTCGATAAAACCAAACTTAGAAATGTTCTCTAACTGTTCTGCAACGTTTATATCGTCTGCAGGAAATAAAGACATTTTGATTTTCTTAGGTCGATTTTCGAGTCGGCCTTCGCGATCTGCTAAAGTCCAAAGCCCTATAAATAGCAATCGTGCTTCATAAGGTAATTCAATAATGTCTTCATTCATAAAGAATGAGGGCTTAATATTTCTAGATCTTGCCATTTCTTAAGCTGCCTCATATAAGTGTTCATGTGCAAAATTTGCACGTACTAAAGCTTCAGAGAATTGAGGAGGTACAGAATTACCTACCATTCTTCCCTGTTCTGTCTTAGTTAATTTGATAGTGTTTCCATGTTCATCGATCCCATGATCAATGATGTAAGTAGGTTCAAAACCTTGTGCAGTGAATAGTTCTCTTGGCTGAAGCATACGGAAGCCAATATCAACAATTTGGTGCAGCTCACCTTTAACCATTACAAGGCCAAAACGATCACGTGTTGGTATCGTACGAAGTGGCTCATGAATGCTATTTCCGTCTTTCTCACTACCGTAGAAGGCAGTTAAAAATGCTTGTACCAATGCAAAATGACCCGCACTTGTAGTAATGGTGTGTAATGGTTCATCTACTGGTTGACCAATGTTGTTATTACGCAGTTTCACCAGGTTGCTGACGACTAAACTGTTATGATCTTTTGCAGTAATCGTATGAAGTGGTTCACGAATATCACTACCAACTACACCCGTATAATGCTTAGCAATGAACGCAGTAACTAACGCATGATGCCCACCTTTCACCCCTGCGCAAATTGTGCGTAAAGGTTCATCAACAGGCATACATCTTGGGCTTGAAGCATTTGCACACTCAGTAAGTACTGGGGCAACGCTTTTAACCTTATCCATTGGAACAATAAATGGTTCTGGATTATTGATTACATAACGGACTAAACCATTTGCTATACGGCGACAAGTTGCCTCAACTAGAGGTTTCTTACGAGTAAAAATACTTGGGCAAGGAATTGACCAATCTATGCATTCTGCAGTGATTCGCCATGGTTTTAATTTCCCAGTTTTAACTGCTTTGCTATCTGGTGCAGCATGCGTAGGCTTGGGCCAAACTATAGGGAAGTTGTCACGGCGAGCAACTAGAAAAAACCGTCTTCTTAGAGTTGGAGATCCGTAATCCCGAGCACTCATTACTCGCCATTCAACTTTATAACCTTGATGACGTAATGCATTAACAAAGCACCTGAATGTTTCACCTTTGTGCTTTTTACTCGGGAATCCATCTTTTCCTAATCTGCCCCAAGTTTTGAACTCTTCAACGTTCTCGAGCATGATTATACGTGGTCGTGTAAGGTCAGCCCATCTAAGAGCAATCCAAGCTAAACCACGTATTTTCTTTTCAACCGGTTTTCCACCTTTTGCTTTAGAAAAGTGTTTGCAATCTGGACTAAGCCAAACCAATCCTACAGGCTGATTGTTTGTAACTTTTACAGGGTCAACATCCCAAACATCCTCACAAAAATGACGAGTATTTGGATGATTAGCACGATGCATGGCAATTGCTTTAGGATCGTGGTTAATTGCAATATCAACTGGACGACCAAAAGCTTTTTCTAAGCCAGTAGATGTTCCACCCCCACCTGCAAAATTATCAACAATCAATTCATGAGGTAATAAGTTAAGATTGAGGCACATATTCATAGTGCACCACCATTAACTTTTTTAAGCGTTAGTAAAACAGTGAATAATTGACCTGCAGAATATTTAAATGTCTTAACTTCAGTGCACTCAACTAAAAAGCGATGTTCACCAAAATTAACCCTACTTCCTGGTCTATCATGTGTATAACGGCTCCAACCTTCAGGTATTGGATCACAGGAAAAATGCCCATAGAATTTTTCAGGTCCACATTTAATGCTACAAAGGGGTTCAGCTACCCAAAAAACTTGATTGAGAAATTTTTTTCTCGCACGAAATTGATTGTTTTCCCCTTCCTTAATTCGCATATTTACCGCTATTTCGCATATTTCCCTATCGCGGATTTTTTTAGCTTGGTTGCGGTCAACGATGAGTTTATTTTTCATATCGCTCACCCATCCAATCCAATTAATTTCTTGAATTCAGAAATCACATCTACCAGCATTTTTTCGAGGTATACGTAATCAGGATTTAATTTGGATGGCCCACTTTCCCAAAGCCAGTCTTCACCAAACAGTTCACACATGATTGATCGGTCTTTAAAAGTGAGCTGGTCAAAGAAATTTGAAAAACATTCGAATTCAATTTCTTTAAGGTGTTCATAAAAATTTCTAAGATCTTTTTTGGAAATTGCGCCACTTGATCGACCATCTTTTAATTCAGATAGCTTATTGATAGCTATGTATTCAATAACTTCATTACCATCCTCAACATCTACCCACTTTTCAACTTTAGGAAAAAGTTTATTAAGTAAATAAGGAGCATGGCATTGAGCAATGAACTCTTTAAAAGTTGGTTGACCAACATGAGAAAAGAAAGCAGAACCGGTAAAACTACTTAAAACGACTGTTAGACGTCCACCGCCAGCACTATATAAATTATTTGGATCAACATAAGCTAAAGCCCAGTCTGACTTATATTCACCTATTTTTTTAAAGACGAACTTTTCCATTAAAAGTTCCCCAATGAAATTGTCTTCTCTATATACAATCTGGCTCATGAGGCGCCACCTTGGTTAACTTTATAAGACTTGCCATAGAGGACCGACTCAATAGTGCTAGTACTTACAGCAAATTCTTTTGCCAAATCTTTAACTTTTGAGCCTGATGCACGTTTTTTCCTAACGCTCTCTACTTGCCCTTGATTAAGTTTTGCATTTATATGTGATGCCCCCTGCTTATATCCACCATGCTGAACCCTATCATTTGCATTATCTTGTTTTGTGCCATAAGCTAGATTTTCGTAACGATTATCGGATGGAATCCCATTTAGATGGCGTACTTCTTGATTTTCTGGAACAGGCCCAATAAATGCATCTGCAACAAGTTGATGAACACCAATTGGTCTTGATTTGCCATTACCGATATATACAGAAACGGTGCGATATCCTTTTGAAGTGGTAAATTGCGATAGTTCTTTTGAGTATGAAAAATCAACTCTATTTAGCCCTTTGGCTAACCTACCCTTGCGACGGTGTGTAAAAACTTTCCCATCTGCAGTGACTGAGTAACTGTTAAACGATGGACATCTTTTCATTGATCAATCCTCCGAAAAGAAATACACCAAACCCAAGGGTTTTCATTCCAAGATTCTTTACCTTTTATTGCTTCCCAATGTTTTTGAAAGTTAAGAACTGGGTTATGAGAATTATTGCTTTGCATAGTTGAATCAGTTTTAGGTTTATCAAAACCTTCAGCCTTAGCATCTACATCACTAATTTCATGTAAACGCTCAACACGGATATCAACTATTTCAAGCAAAATACGTGATGCTTTACGAGGCATACGAGAAGATGGCTTCCATCTAACTGGATACCCCTTTCCCTTACAGTCGTAATAAGCAATTTCATTTGGGTTATCTGCTTTGTAGACAAATGACTCATGAGGAGTTCCACCTAAACTTCTAATTTTGGTGCCATACGTCTCTTGAACAAAAAGCTGGTCGCCAATTGCTCCAAAAGGACAAATTTTCTGAAAATAAGAAGATATTTGTGATTTAGAATCTTCTAAACCAAAGAACTGTCCAAGATGTTCAGCTATATCAATTTTTTTTTGAACTTTACTCTTAATAATTCGGCGTGTTTGCGTCTTAGATCCATTTAAAATGGCCCTAACCATTTCTGAATTAAATAAAATTGGACGTACCGTCATGCTGCACCTTCCTGAGCTGGTTTATACAAGCTCACTTGTTCAGCAAAATTCCATGCACGTTTACAGATATTATTTAAAGACGAGCGGCGTTCCTCTAACCATTGTTCACGCCATTTATTTTTCTCAGCTGGATCTTGAATTAAGTCATAAGCTTTATAGAAAGCAGTACGGTCAAGGTAAGAACCTAACAAAACACTGTTAAAGCTATTTACCAGGTCAAACTTTTCTTCATTTCGAACTTGAATATAAGTTTCTTTAAAATTCAACCCAAAATTAGAAACAAACCATTCGTCATGCCCACCAAAAATAAAGAATGGAACATCAAGGTCGTTTTCAATTCCTTTTGCAGAGTATTGACCGTTTCCAAGTACACAAGTAACTAAAGCAGCAATTTTTAAATTTGGCGCTTCAAATGTACATTTATCACTAGGATTTATTAATTCAAAAATCATTGTTCAGTCCCTACCTCAAATCGTAAATCTAAGAAAGCTTGGTTCACTGGACCTACGTAGCGTGACCAGCCAAAGTTTTCTTGCCAAAACCACCAATTGTTCTGCTCGTCACGCTTCCACGGCGTTCCCTCAGAATCAGTGTGATTGGTTCCTAACGGCCAAACCTTTTTTTCTGAAGTCATGAAATCTCCTTTTGTGCATTGAATGCACGATCTAGAAATTTCTCTTCATCGGTTTGAGTGTTTACGATTTGATGCGGGGCATCTTGATTAATAAGACAAGTTGAGCACTGTTCTTCTTTAAAATCAGTGCATTTGCCTGAGCAGGGATGATTTGCTAAATTACTCACGTTCATTCTTCCAAGGGTTTGAACAGCCATAGACCATTTCCTGTTGGCGCAGGGAGTGGTTTTTTATTTCCAGCTAAGTAGATCAAGCTGGACTGATTTATCACTAGCATTTGTATGCCGCGATTTTTCGGCCCGTAAAGGCACTAATTCGAAGGTATCTCTGGTATACCCGTTATCTTTTGACCCACAAAAAACATTTCTGAGAAACTGGTATTCGGATTCAGCTTCTGAGACTTTTCTAGTGCAAATGTTTTTAATTACCTCGAGAGAGCTTTTACCTGCCATCTCACCTTCTACTTCTGAAATCTTTTTCTTACACATAGAACGGATGAGATTAGATAAGGAATTCTTGCCTTCTAGTTTGGCAATCCATTCCATCTTTGCTTTTTCTTCTAAAGTTAATTTCGATGATGCATTTGCAAGAAGTTTTTCAGCCATGGTTATGCCTCATACATTCCTAAAATTGGTTTTTATGCAGATCGATTTAATTGTTTTGTCTTGGATTCCTCATATTCTCTTTTCTGTTCAGAGGCAACTAACGCGTCTAAAGCAACACCTTTGTTATAAGCAACTTCTTTTTGTTCGCCACTTGCAATTTTTGAAACAGAACTTTGAGAAATCCCAGTTCTTTCTGAGATTTGCTGTTGAGTCAAACCTCGACTATTTGAAAGGTAAATAACCTTATCTTGAATATTCATGCACATATAAATGCCTCCGTGTTAAGGCATATTTTTATTCACTAATGAATAGTTGTCAATACATTAATGAATTGTTTCACAAAAAATATTCATTTTTGAATAAAATTAGCTATCCATCTTGGAGTTGGAAAAATGCACCTTCAAAAAAACGTTAAGTACCTGTTAAAAAAATACAGCACTACTACTACAGGTCTTAGTAAAAAGTCTGGAGTACCACAACCTACACTTTTTCGTTGGGAGAATGGGCAATATAAAGAACCAAAGATATCTACCGTTGAAAAATTAGCCTCTTGGGCAGGCTATGATGCCAATACACTGCTCAATAATGACTTAGAAGCCATTGATAATATTAATAATGATTTAGATGAATTGGTGTTAGATAACAATGTAAATCTATCAAATAAAATCAAATTAGATGGAGAGCAAATTCCAGTTATTTCTTGGGTTGCAGCAGGTTCATTTACAGATGTTCAAACAGTATTGAAGGACACTGAAGTACTTGAATGGCTTCCACCAATGAAGAAAGCTGGAAAAAATGGTTATGGACTTATTGTAACTGGTACATCAATGTTACCTAAATTTGAACCAGGTGATCGAATATATGTAAATCCAGACTACCCAGTTTTTGATTTAAAAACCAATGATTTAGTAATTGTTTCTTGTGCTGGTGATACACAAGCTACATTTAAGAGATTAATAATTGAAGATGGAGAAGAAAAATATTTAGAGCCACTAAATACTAAATGGCCTGAACAAATTATTAAGCTAACAGAAGAATGTAAGTTGGTTGGTAAAGTCGTTGGTATGCATAGAGAGTTTTAAGGATAAATAAGATGTTGAAAGTAACTGAATTTCAAGGAATTAATACTGTTTTAACAACTTTTGCAGAAGAAGTTATAAAAACTCAACCTGAATTAGCTGCTAATATTCTTTTAAATATTAAAAATATTTCTAATGAACACCATCCGTTAGTTGAACAATCTTTCATCTTAGATAATTTTGAAAACCATGATTTAGCATCTTTAAATATAAAAGAAGCTTTAAATAGTTTTAATCATGAGTTAGCAAGATTAATGATTTTGACTAAAAATAATTTGATCAAAAACTAAAAATGATTGGATTCCGTTCAATTGAATGTTAACCCTTGTAAATACATGTAAATATATACGAAATACTCAGTTTAATACTGGGTATTTTTTTGCCCTAAATAAATCATATTGGTTACTTTATATACAATTAATTCATTAGTGAATAATTTGTTGTTGATTTAATCTATTCATTGATGAATAATAATTTCACCAACACATCTCATGGTGAATAAAAAATGAGTACATTACGCTCTACAGATTGCGAAGAATTTATCAATGACATCGATGGCGGAGCCTTTGCAAAACAACTTGGCTATGCAGTTAGCAAGGTTGCAAGTGCTGCTGTTGATACACAAAAAGTCGGCGAGATCACAATTAAATTAAAGTTCTCTAAAGGCGTTGGTCACAACAACGTTACTGTAGAGCACAAACTAATTTCAAATGCCCCACTCCCAAAAGGTAAAAGTGTCGAAGAACACGGTGACAAAACACCTATGTATGTAAACACACGTGGTGATGTATCGCTTTTTGCTAAACACACTGACCAGCTTTTTGAAGAAAAAGCTTAATTTTTAAAATCTTTTTACTCAACTAAAGGAAAGACCTTCATGTCTGAAAAAATCGAAATCGAAAAATTTCTAGGTTTAGCTAAACCTGTAATTCAACTTGAGCGTGGTCAGCTTGTAGCTTTGCATCATGACTATAGTGTTGTAGCTGCTGAAAAATTTATGGAAGCTCGCTTCCGTCCTCATGGGGAATTTACTACACCAACATTTAATGACTTTAAGGATTTTGTAATTGCAGAAGGCGGTAAAGATACACCAATTTTTGTTAATCAAAATGACGTAAAAGCTATTGCAGTTCTTAACTTCCATGGTGAAGGACAAACCCAAGGGCATTGTGACTATTTAGCTTCTCTATGCCTAGAATCAACTGTGGTGTGGAAAAAATTAAATCAACTTAAAGACAATAAATTAGATCAACGCAACTTTGCTGTTTTCATTGAAGATTGGGCTCAAGTACTTAATGCATTTGATGAAAATCATAATGTCATTGATATTAAAGATGCCCTTGTTGCAGTACGAAATATGCAAATTGAAGCATCGACTACTAGTAACGCTGAAGTAGAAAACACACGTCAGGTTCAATCTGAAATGGCCCAAATTGCAGCATCTGCTAAAAAAGGCGTATTACCGGCTTATTTCACCATCCAAGATTCAGCTTACTTAGGTCTTGCAGAACGAGAAATCAAATTACGTTTAATTGTGAATAGCTCTGGCAGCACACCTCAGTTTGCCATTCAAATTGTCAAAGAAGAGTTATTACGTAATGAAATTATTGAAGATTTCAAAGAAGAAGTAATAGCTTTACTTCCTGAAAACCCTGTACGAATTGGGTCATTTAAATCTTAAGAAATAAAAAAAGCCCTGAAAACTTTGGACGGCTATCGAGGCTTTTTCTACCAATACTGTACGTATAAAGGCAAATTATTATGAATCAGAAATATATAAACAGTCAATCTGCCCCATCTACACCTATTTGTTTCGTGCCTGAACTTAGCGGGAATAAAACAAATAAACCAGCTACTTCTAAACTTTATCAGCATCCATCAGCAGAGGATCTAAAGTTTAAAAAAGATAGTAAATGGCCGTATGTTTTATGCTTCCTTATATTTAGTGCATTAGCTATTGCTTTCCTTTATGCATGTGATGCAGAGGCTCAAGTGCGTGAGCAGAAGACGCAACATTGGCAACAACAATTTAACTCAGGCGAACCTGTTGATGTTCAAGTACATGTAGTTAAATTAGGTGGTGCACAATGAGAACAAACTATTTACGAGGATCTAAACGTTACGAAAATAATCTGAATGGTCAAGTAAACCATAAATCAACTTTCCGTGAATTCGTAGGGAAGGATGAAGAACATGGTTTATACAAAGTCCGTCTTGGCTATACAGTTTATGCTGCAAATCACACTTTAACTCGTGTTTATACGGTTAATGAAAACAATGAATTAACTCCTGTTTCACAATATACGTTAAATACAAAAGAGTGGATTTTACGAAATCTAGAAACCGAAATTAAATATCGTAGAGGACGTGAATTAGGTCAAATTCTTCAAAAAACGCACATACCTTCCCCTGACCGAAAAGCTTACAAAATTCGTCGAGGTTTTCTTGGTACACGCTAGTTGGGGATATTTATGTTAGTTATTAAATCTTTTCGTGTGATTTATGGTACTTGTCCAAGATGTACTAATGACAAATGCACTTTAGGTGTTAGTCATTCTGGCTCTGGTGCTCAATGGGAATGTCACAACTGCGGCTTTTGCTGGCCTAAAAGTTAAATGGTGCGTGATCAATGAAAGCAATTATTTTAGATACGGAAACCAACAAATTAAATGGTTATCCAATTGAAATCGCTTATGCGCCTTTTAGCTTAGAGAATGGTCAATTGTTAGTTCTAAAAGATGAGGTTTTTAACCGTTTCTATTCTTGTCCTGAACCGATTGATTTAGAAGCAATGGCTGTACACAACATTATTGAAGCGGATATTGAAGGTCAACCAAGTTGTGAAACATTCCGGTTACCCGAAGGTGTTGAATTCATTGTCGGCCACAATATTGATTACGACGTAAAAGCTCTAAATAAATGTGGACCAGCAATTAAGGCAAAGACTATATGTACTTTAGCTTTAGCAAGGGACGTATGGCCTGATTTAACAAGTCATAAATTGGCTGTTCTGTACTATTTCGTAATGAGTAACCGTGAAGAAGCACGCAAGCATTTAAGACATGCACATTCAGCACGGGCGGATGTTTATTTTACTGGGATTATCCTTATAGCTCTAATTGAACGACTGGGAATTAAAGACCTTAATTCTTTATATCTTATGTCTGAAGCAGTTCGTTTACCCAAAATAATGACTTGGGGTAAACACAAAGGAACACCTCTTAAAGAATTACCGCGCCCATATATCTCATGGCTACTGAATAAAGAAGACCTTGACCCACATTTGCGTAAAGCGCTTCAAAATATTTAAAGGTTAGCAACTATGAAACCTACTCTATTTACGCCTGAAACATGGGCGGAGTTTACCCAACAACTCAAAAATTCTTGGGAAAATGATAACGCTGGTACAGATTCACCTATTTTCGTTGTTCAATCAAAAAATATTGTGTGGGGTTTAGACCCTGCAAGCGATTCAGTTGAAATTACGAATATTGTAGATGTAGATCAGGAATCAAAATATAAATCAGTTGAAGAGTTTTTTGATTCACTAAAAGCTGCAGAAAAACATGATTTAAATGGATTGGCTATTGATGAAGAAGATGAGCTTTTCCTCGATGTAAAAGCTTCTACTCAAATAAACATTTTATCTGATTGGAATGAACGCAATATTCATATCTGCCATGGTAAATATTTTTGGGAAGATGTTAATTGCCATCTAACTCGTTCAGCTGCAGATGCATTTATTAAACGTAAATCGCATGATTTCGGTGAGTTGCGGGTATTTGTTAAGTCACTTTATTGGTGTGAGGAGTTTAAGAATTTACTTAACGCTATTATTAGCGGTGAAGTAGGTTTGACAAGTATAGATGACGACAACAACCTAAACGTTTTGGGACCAATTGAACCCAAAGCAGATAAAGAAATTAACTCAACTCAAGCAAAAAAATCTGCGAAGAAGGCCAATAACAAAGAGGAAAATTGGACTCGTTACCATAATGACAAACCTGTTGAGTCTCCGTTAGCTGGCCTTATTGAAAAACTAAAGAAAACTAAAACTGCAGATGCAGCTAATAGTCTCATTGAGGAGACTAAAGACTGGGCTTCTGAAGATCAAAAATCTTTTTTAACTGAGTTAAATAAACACTTAGTCATCATTGCTGGTCAATCAAAAGAAAATATTTCAATTTCTGAACGAATCAAACGAGCTACAGACCTAACTACATTGGATGCGATTGAAATTGATATTTCAGAAGCAGATGAACGTATTCAAGAACCCCTAATGGAGCTGGTTATAAAAAGAAGAAAAGAACTAGAAGTTGAAAATAACTTCTTATTGGAGTCACCACAATGATCCAAATATACAACAGCAAAACCAGAACTTTCACTGTAGTTGGTAAAAACAGAACTCATGTGTTCTCAAATGTTTCGCTTCATGAAACAGATGCCCTGCTCTACAAGGCAAAACTTAAAGATTCCATTTGGAGATTTTAAATGATGAGAAACATCCCTGATTCTATGTCGTTTCCTTTCACTGTTTGGATGTGTGAAAACGGGTATTACCCATCTCATAAAAATGGATTCATTGTTTTAAAGCGTGGCAAAGAAGTCGCAAAAATCATCAAGAAAGCTCAATCTCCCATTTCCCACCATGCGAACATGCGTGTAACCAACATGCTTATCTGTCGTAATGAATGCAGGCGTTAGCTTCTCAACTCCACCTAAATCGTTGATGATTTTCAAAGACTCCACCAGACGTTTAAGCTCAACCAAATCTACAAAATACTTCTCACGATCTGCTGGGCTGATTTCTACACTTTGACCACATTGGAACTCATAACCCTCGTTCCATTCAGTTGCGTTATCGGGTGCTGAATCTACGATTTCCTTCGCGTATTGCAGTCCTTTATCTCTAATCA